TTCGCAAAGAAATGGAAGAGTAAAAAAATCCCCGCAGCAGCTAGGCAGTGCGGGGTAAGAGCCTTAGTCCTCGGAGAAGGAGAGCAGTTGTAGAATATCACGCTGTTCTCCAAACCCGCAAGCCATATCTGCCTCGCTCTACAACGTGTTTGCATACCACCTGAATCCTCAGCCGTTCGGCTTCTTCCCGCACAAACTTCTCTACCTCAGAGCGATCTAGGCAAGGCACAAAGAAAGATGTGCCTTGCTTAAACTTAGCCCAATCAATCCATATCGAAAGGTTCAGCAGGTGGAGCATTGAGCAATATACCCTCGTCAAAAAACCCTAGTTTGGTAGCATCGAACACCATCGCATATACGTTCTGGGATGTACTGGCCACCGTACCTGCAAACATGCGCTTCTTCTTCGTGCCCTGATATGCCTTGGCCTTGAGGTACGGCTCCAGCGACCCATCAAAACTCATCTGGTACTTGTTGCACTCCTCACGGTATGTACGCACTGCGATAAACAGCAGCTTGGTATCTGGCTCATATCGTGCAGTAAGTGGCCCACGTGGCTCCCGTATTGGCCCTGTCTCAAGGCTGGTGCGCTTATCCACCTCCCCATTGATAACCAGAATCTCGTGGAAGTGCCGCTGCAAAAACGCACCGAGGAAGTCCTCGCTGTCGAACATAGACTCCTTGTTAGATTTGCGGGTGTTCTGCACTAACTCCACAGCGTGGTCGAATACAGGTTGGATAGGTATGTCATGTAGCCCCAACTGCTTAGCGATCATCCCACCAGCCAAGTCCATCGCCAGACCCGCAGACCAGAACCGCTCGTTGCTTGTGATGCCCGCAGCGCGATCAATCTTCTCGTTCACCTGATTAATGAAATCGATGGTAGCAGGGAGGTTGCTCATTACGTGCTGCATGAATGGCACGATGGCGTGGCCATAGTTACTGCCTAACCTACCGAAGTGCCGCTTAGACTGAACTGCGTCCATTGTGGTGTCGATAGAAAGTGTGCCCTCCAGTATGCGCAACAGTTCCGGCTCGGGGAACGACTTAATCGACAACAACGCATCGCGTATAGACTTGTTTGAGGTGGATACGACAGGCAGTTTCCATGAGGTGGTGTTAACCCGCTCCACGTTTGCCTTAGACGACATCCTGCCCTTACCTTTACCTGACGTAATGTCGTACACCAGATCAGACATCATCTCCGGCTTCATGTTTGTCAGCTCGTCGATAGTTGCCGTGATGTTCTGCAAGATGCCAAACCTTTGCAGCCTGAAGTTGTGCGTGTCTTTATAGGACATCATCAGTGCATCGGGGTTGCCATAGATACTGTTGATTGCTTGGAGCAGTGTGGACTTACCCGTACCGCCTTCGCGACTAATGAGGTTGAGCAAAAAGCCATTCAACATACCGCCGCCTACAAACTTCAGTAGCGGGCCACCGAAACCCTGAAAGAACGCGAATGCACGTAACTCCATACCCGGGTGGCGGTAGTGGTTGATTGTGTCTCTCCACTCGTGGTAATCGCCCTTCGTGCCGAATGCGGGAACTAAAGGCAGAGTCGCTGCTGACGGTGGGCTGTACTCTACGGTGTCTGGGCGGATTTCTTTCTCCCCCACAATAAACGCACTGTCATCCGATAGCCAGCCGAACTGCTTACGTGCAATCTCCGCCTTGCCTACTGCCTGCAACTCTTCTACCCATCGCGTTGTGTACATCATCAACCTCTCTTGTTTCTTGCCTAGCGCAGTTACGCCATGTTTGGATATGGTGCTAATAAACTTGTCTTTGGAAAGCACGTCATGCAGCGGCATAATAAAATCACGCACACCGTCCTTCGGTAGATGCAGACGCATCAAAATGCATTCCCCATCTTCTGGGTCATACAGCCGCTTAACCACATAGAAGTCGTACGGAAAAATCAGCTCATCCTTATCTGTTTCGATATCAGGGTCAGCCTTCTTAAAGATTCCGCCTACATTGCCCCTAAAGAACGGAAACGGGTACTTAGGAATCGTATACGTACGCAACTCTTTCGTGACTGGCTCAACCGACTCAATAACCTTCTCATCTTCAGTTGGCTCAATAATTTCTCGCCCAATCTGAATCGGTGAACTAACACGCTGTGTACAACCCACGCACGCTGCTGGGGATAGCTTCTTAAATGTCTCGCACGTGTAAGGGCCTTTCGTTTGGGCAGCTTTCCGCGTAGTTGTATTGGCATTGTAGTCTGGGTGTTTGTTAGACAGAATATGGATGCCCTTGGCCCCATCCACGCAGTAATGTGCAACGGCCAGCCCCGCACGCCAGAGCGGCTCTTCAACTTCCTCTTGGTTCTCGTAGATGTACTTTATCTGCGCACAGCCTTCATCTTGCAAAGACTTAATCAGAATGGTCTTAAACCGAGACTGATAGTTGCCCAACAAAGCTAAGGTAGTTGGGTCAATGCTTCGCTGAAACGGAGCCTTACCGGGTATATGAAAATCATTAAATATAAACTTGTCTTTGAGCGCTTCGATACCAACACGAGACCCGGACATCAATATCTTTACGGGCTGTGGGTCGCTAATATCTTTGAAGTTTAGTGTGTCTGGTATACGCAAGATACGCGCAGTGTCAGCGGTAACTGCCTGATCAGCGTGCAGCCCCTGTGCAGTGCACAACGCCTTTAGTCCTTCAGCCAGACCGCGCCACTCGTCCTTGTGGATGGGCTGCTCAACTACCCAGTACACATGTACACCACGGCCAGAGTTAACTACGGCGGTAGGCTTAGGTAGTCCGGTCTTCTTGATGAACTCTTTGAGCGCAGAGACACCTTCGGCCTGATCTGCGTATGGCTTCCCTAGACCACAATCGAGATCTAGGAAAAAAGAATTTAGGTGGGACGCATTGTTGTTCGTGCGTCCACTGTCGTTGACAAATGAAGCCAATGCGAAATACGCATCAAAGCCCCTGTGTAGTAGTGCGTCTGCATAGTTATTAATCTCCTCAACCGAGGTGACAAATATTTGTTTTGGTTTTGCATCCTTCTTTAGCCCTACGACACAATACGTTTCCGTCGGTGGTAGAACCAAAGACAGAAAGTCTGTCCTCGTTAGCATAGCCGCCCAATCATCCGTCTTTTAAAAATAAGGTAGGCAGGGGTAGTGACGGCGAACTACCCTCTTCGGGTGCGCTCCCTAGCCTCCTTAACCTGTACGCTACAACTTGCCTAGTAGCTTCTTCACAACCTTGAGAACCTCTTCTTGATGCGATGGGGGCACTTTCGTATCCCCCTTAAACCAATTGTAGACCGTAGCACGAGTTACTTTGAAGTGCTCTGCTACGTCTTTAACTGGGATTTCGTTCTCAATGCAGAGGTTGCCAAGTTGGACACCTAGCTTGCTGGTGTCCCCGGAATAAACAATCTGGGCAAATTGGTAAGAATACCCTTTACTCATCATCCCACTCTTCGAGGATCTTGCTCACATCCTTCTTGGGGGTGGGAGCTTCTTCCTTCTTGGATGCGCGCTTTACTGGCTCTGGGGTATCGTTCTCAGCTTCAGCAACAGGCGCTGCTTTCTTGGGTGCTGCCTTAGCCACCTGCTCAAACTCCTCGCCATCATCCTTGTCCATAACCTTATCAGCTTGCGCTACAGTCATAGTGATTGCACGAATGGCATCGGGGGACTTACCTTGCTCCAGAGCGGTATTGAAGTCATCCGTTTCCAAGAACCGTGCTGGCTTAAACGTCAGCTTAGGGGTAGAACTATTCGTATCAAACCGCATCTCAGTAACAACTGAAGGAATAGGCACACCCTTACTAGCGATCATCTTTGCGTATGTCTGTAGTGGCCACTTGCCGTTCTCACCCGCCCCAAAAATCGAGGTGGCAGGAAGTGTTAGCTGATAGACATCGCCACCCACATCGTTCTCTAGCACCACAGCAAGGCGCTGATTGTACCGGCAAGCACGGCTGTCATTCTGGCCAGACCCCTTAATGTTCTGTGGGCAGTCGAGACACTTCTTGGATTGCGGGTTCTTCGCTTTCGCATCAGGGAACTCGCCGTCAGCCGACCAACAATCAGGCGAGGATACTACACCTTTTTTGTAGACCCCAGCATAAAAAATACGGGAGACTTTAGGTGCAGCGGCAACGATGACTACATTCATTGCACGTTCTTCATTCTGTGCAACTTCTTTACCGTTGACCATCATGCGCCACACGCCACCCTCGATAGAGATGCGCTTACTGTCACCACCGCCACCCATCAGGGCTTTAGTTGTGTCATCAAGATCCAGTGCTTTCAAGTGCGCTGGCAGGTTCTGGCTAAAAATAGTTACTTCACTCATATCAACTCTCCTCATTTACGACGAACAACAACCGAGTATCGGCTATCAATGTTTAATCCCGGTGGGTGCAGATCGGGATTCTCTTCAAGAAACGTAGACATATTGGTTTGTGCAACGCGCTTCTCTAGCAACTCCAATACTCCATGCTCCTTCAAGAATTCATAGAACGAATGCCAATCATTCGTCCAGTAACGCTTCTTCACAGTACGACTGATTGTGCCGAATGGGGTGCGTATGCTATCAGCACCTATCGCCTTACATGCCTCCAACAACTGTGCCTCAATCGTATCTAGTGAATCTTTTAGTACGCTATCTTCTTGCTCAAACTTCTCTGATAGTTCTTTACGTGCATCTCTAATCTTGACATACGCTTTTACTAATTTGTCAGTGGGTATTGCACCTGACTCTGTTTGTTCTTCACTCATGTTTTTCTCCAAGGGTTACTACAAACTAATTCTAGTTCCTAGAATTGACAGTGTCAAGCCTCTTCTAGTAAATTTTTATATAGATCAATTACACGGGAGTGGACATCGATCTTCGCCTCCAGCATGTCGTACATGCGCCGCTCTGCGGGAGAACCTTGCAAGTGGATTATGGTGACTGGGTTGCGCTGGCCTGCACGGTGTGGACGTGCGTTACATTGCAAATAAGTTTCGACTGACATAACAGGCGACCAATACACCACCACGTTAGCCGCAGTAAGAGTGACCCCGTGCGAGGCGGCTTGTGGCTGGATGATCAGCACCCGTGGGTTCTCCTCCGTCTGAAACTTGGCGAAGATCTCTGTGCGTTTGTTTACTGATACATCTCCGTTAATAATCTCGCAGGCATACCCGGACTTTGTTAGCTCCTCGTTGATGATGTGGATGCTGTGCTTGTACGGCACGAACACAATCACTTTATGACTTGCCTCGTCGATCACTTCCTTCAGTGCCGCCATCCTGCTGGACGAGTCAAATACAACTACCTCCCCACTATCTGAATACGCCGCACCACAAGATATTTGCAGTAACTTGTTTAGGTTCGCCGCTGCATTGACTGTTGTAATTTCTTCTCCGGCAGCGGTGGCCACCATATGCTTACGAATATGCTCGTAGTACTTATGCTGCTGCGGGGTAAGCGGTATGTCTCGTGTCGTGTAAGTAATCTCTGGCAGGTCTAGGCACTCTTCTTTGGTAAACCTAATTGCGGGTTGCAGTGCGTTATGTACGATAGACTCAGACTGCGGGCGAGGGACGTACTTAAACTCAGTAATCTTCTGCATGACCATGTCACGAAACGCCCCAAAGAACCGAGGCACTCCCGTAGGATTAATAATCTTAGCTAGGCCATATGCGTCAGTCGGAGATTGCGATGCCGGGGTGCCAGTAAGCATCCATATCCACGTGCTTGGTTTGATAACCGAGTTCAACACTTTCCATCGTTTTGTAGAAACTGTTTTATATGCGTTTGCTTCGTCTACAACTACCAGATCAAACTCCGCAGCGGCAACAGCATCTTTGATGATATCTAATCCATCGAAGTTACAAATAACAAACTCCGCATCACTTCGCACAGCCTGTATGCGTTTATCCCGCGAGTGGCTGTGTGCAAGGGCGGTAGTGCGGTGCATGGCAAACCTAAATAAATCGTTCTGCCAAGCCGACTGCATGATCGATAGAGGGCACAGAATAAGCACACGTTTGATTGCCCCCAACGACATAAGGTAGTCCGCTGCCCAGATCACACTGCCTGTCTTGCCTGTGCCCTGCTCGTTGAAGCAGAACGCTCTGCGGTGCAGTGTTAGAAATGATGCAGTGTCTTTCTGATGGTCGAACGGTGTGTAAAGTCCCGGCCATTTGTACTGGGCGTTGATCGGCGAGGGTACGTTCTTGATGCGTAGATTCTTCAGTACCTGCGCTTCCTCCAGCCCCCACCTCACCAGCACACTACCGTCGTCCAGTATCTTGCTCTTCGGGATAATCTCTGTGATCCGCCGTGGCTCCCGCACTCGTAGCAGGAGAGCCTTGTTTTCTATAATCTTCATTTTGTTTTATCCCTGTACCATCATATGCATCTCTAAGCGTGGCTATTGCAATCTCGTGAAG